TGCGGGTCTTTGTATTACGGAGGTTATAGATGAAAACAGAGATTTTAAATCTTACATATGCATCATCTTTAACCGATTTATGCGAGATTAACTCTTCTTTTGATTCCGGGATTCTCCGTATCGCATACACAGGAGATAACCGAAATGGCAGTTCTATTTCTAAAGATGTATTTGAGAGATGCATCAAAACGATTTATAACTGCCCGGTTGTATGCAATTACGACAGAGAGACTGATACTCTCGGCGGTCATGATATGGAACTTGTCCGTAAGGATGACGGTAGTCTGATTCTTGTGAATCTGACACAGCCGATTGGTGTAGTTCCGCAGACGGCAAAAGTATACTGGGAAACTGTCGAGGAAGATGACGGTACTGTAAACGAATATCTGTGCGCTGAGGTTTTGATCTGGAAGCGCCAGGAGGCTTATAGGAAAATCAAAAAAGATGGAATTACAGCTCAAAGCATGGAAATTACCGTCAAGGATGGTGAAACCATCAATGGGATTTACTGTATCAAAGATTTTGAGTTTACAGCATTTGCATTGATCGGTGTTGAACCGTGCTATGAATCTGCATCTCTTGCATTTTCAAAACAGGATTTCAAACAGGAATTTTCTAAGATGATGCTTGAGCTAAAGGATAGTTTTAAAGATGTCACTGTCTCTGATGAGACTGGCAATATACACTCACACAAATACTCAATGGAAGGAGGAAGTAAAGGATTGGATAAACAGAATTTAATTGAAAAGTATGGCATTGATGTTAATACTCTTGATTTCTCCATTGATGATTTTACTGTTGAGGCGCTTGAAGAAAAATTCAAAGCAATCACAGAGGCTGACAAAAAGTCTGACCCAGAGGTTGATATAGATAAAAATAAATTCGCCCTTACAAGTAATGTCGTTGATGAAATCATGCGAGCACTCGATGCAGAGAAAATCCAGTGTGAATGGGGCGAATGCAGTCGCTATTTCTTTGTAGATTGTGACTTTGACGCTATGGAAGTTTACTGCTGGGACAGAACCGATTGGCTGCTCTATGGATTCTCTTACAAGACAAACGGAGACAGTATTGAAATCGATTTTGAGAACAAAAAGCGCAAGAAATATGTAATCGTTGATTTTGATGAGGGCGAGCAGGTTTCTCCTATTGCGCAGGTATTTGAGCAGATGGAACAGGTAATCACTGACAAGTTCGCTGCTTCTGCTGAATTTGAAGCAAAATACCAGAACGCATCTGAAACGATTACTTCTATGGAGGCAGAGCTTGAGGAACTTCGTAAGTTTAAAGCTGATACAGAAACAGCTGCTATGGAGGAAGCTCGTAAATCTAAAATTGCAGAAGTATTCGCTAAATTTGAAGACCTAGTAGGTGTAGAAGCATTTGAAAATCTAAAGACAGATTGTGATGCTGACTGCATGAAGTTTGAACTGGATGCTCTTGAGGAGAAATGCTATGCAATTCGTGGTAGACGTGGAATACAGACTAAAATGAATTTCAGTCAGAAGGCTCCTAAACTACCTATCGAAACACCAGAAAATAACAAAGCAGACCAGCCTTATGGCGGTCTTTTTGAGGAGTACGGCTTCTCTGCTAAAGAATAAGGAGGTAAAAATTTATGGCTAAATATGGCGTTGTTAGAACAGACAACATGACTGGTACTGATGTTCGTAGCGAACTTGTGTCTGTTAAATACATGGGTACAGGTAAAAATACTGCTACCGAAATTGAAAACGGAAGTGTCCTGAAAGCTTCTGATCTTATGGACGGTGAACGCGAGGTATTCCTCGGAGAAGATGTTGCAAAAGATACACCGATTCGCGAGGTCGTACTGATTGCAGCACCGGAAGTACCGTATGACGAAAGACTCCGTAACCTGGATGAATTCATTAACCCGGCTGGCAAGGCTTGCAGAGGATATAGACTCCATTCCGGAAATATGTTCTCCGTAACTAAAGAAGCTCTGACAGGTCTCGCATCCCCTGCAAAGGGAAATATTGTAGAGCTTGCAGCTGGCACAAAACTGAATGTTGCCGCATCTGCAACTTCTGGTGCAACAACTGTTGGAAAGATTATCGACGTTGAAATCGCCGGTAGATACACATACTACGTTATCAAGATTGACTAAAGAATCGCCAGTCATGCTAACTAAATAATTTACAAGGAGGATTTTTATAATGGCTGAAATTAAAGATATTGTAAAACTTGCTGTTGATGGTTACAAAGGCAAGGTTGAAAAATATTCCGTAGGTCAGTCTCAGGAGCTGCTCAGACAGGCTCTGATCGAGGCTAACGGCGGAAGCACCGTCCTGGACTATAAGAAAATCAGAGACGGTAAGTGTGCAGGTCTGTTCTCTCTTCTGGAGGAAACACTGAGCAGAACTGTTGTTGAGGGTCTTCAGGGCGATGAATACTTTAATGCTCTGGTTGATTTTCGTAATGTTCCTGAAGGTGATAAGAACATCTTCCTCGTTGAGGATAGAAATCTGTTCGTAGTTTCTGAAGCGGCTGATGGTACTCAGGGTATCAGACGTCAGAGACTCGGCGGTGTATCTGAGGCATCTATTCCGACTTCTCTCAAGACAGTCAGAATTTATGAGGAGCTGAATCGTGTACTTGCAGGTCGTGTTGACTTCAACGACTTCATCAACAAAGTATCTGAATCCTTCCGTCAGAAACTTCTGAATGACATCTACACTCTGTGGAGTGGCGCTACTGCTGACCAGTTCGGTGGTACTACATATTTCCCGGTTGCAGGTGCATATGACGAGGATGAACTGTTAGACCTGATCTCTCATGTAGAGGCAGC